CAGAGGAATATAATTGGAACGCTGAACCTCATGTTCGCCGTTCGACACGTGAACCCAGATATACACATCATCAAGCTGGGCACGATGGGCGAGTATGGTACACCAAACATAGATATAGAAGAAGGATGGTTAGATGTTGAACATAACGGGCGTAAGGATAGAGTCCTCTACCCTAAAAAACCAGGTAGCTTTTACCACCTTAGCAAAGTTGCCGACTCCAATAACCTTGAATTCGCTACCCGTTGTTGGGGACTACGAGTTACTGATCTCAATCAAGGAATTGTCTATGGGACCAGTACTGGAGAAAGTAAACTTGGCACGGATTGCGGAACAAGCTTCCACTACGACGAGACCTTTGGCACCGTCCTCAATAGATTTATTGTCCAATCACTCCTCAAACAANACCTTTCCGTATATGGGGTTGGGGGCCAGACGAGAGGCTTCCTTGACATTAGAGACACTCTCAGATGTGTTGAAATCGCTGCTAACATTAAAGCAGAACCTGGAGAGTTCCGCGTCAGAAATCAATTCACCAGCCAGTGGTCCGTCAATGGACTGGCAAGTTTAGTAACTACCTCAATAGGAGGCANGATATACCACCATGATAACCCGAGAGTAGAGGAAGAAGAGCATTACTACAACGCCAAGAATGATTCTTTCCTCCTTGATGGTCTTGACCCTTACCCGTTGAACAGTGTTCAGGTGGCAAATATGGCAACTAATATAGAGCCATATCTGGATAATGTGAACCTAGAATGGTTGAAGCCCCNAACCCTATGGAGGCAATAATGACCTACATAATAGCAGAAGCTGGAGTAGACCACGAAGGTAATATTAACCGCCTTATGGCTCTATTCAATACAGCTGTATTAGCAAAGGTAGATGCCTTTAAAATACAATACTACGCTAGCGGCTTCCAAGGAGAGCACAGAGAGCTGCCTTGGATAGCGGAGGAACACCTATTGACCCTCCATGAGAGCTGCGGTCAGCATGGATTAGACTTCATCATAACCCCCCACGATGAATGGGCTATGAACCTGATGCTGGATAACCCAACTTGTGATCGGATTAAGATCGGCTCTGGGGATTGGGACCTACTAGCTATGCTGGACCCCAAGAGTGATGTAATCATAAGCACTGGAGGAAAGACAAAGCCAGAGATACTCCACGCTATGACTACCTTTCAGAACGCAGACTTNCTGCATTGTGTATCTGAGTATCCAACCAAACCCGGGCACGCTAATCTAAATCGCATCAAGCATATGAGACATTGGATGTCTGCTCTGGATTGTCATGGCAAAGTTGGCTACTCCGACCATACTGTTGGCAAGACTGCATCTGTAATAGCAGTCACACTGGGGGCTAAGATACTGGAGAAGCATCTAACCCTAGACAGGAATACACCAGGTAGGAACGATACTATCTGCTCCCTTCAGCCCCACGAATGGTTAGGATTCAGAAACAAGATCAAACTAATAGAGGATATGCTATAATGGCTGGTGATATATCACAAGAGAAGTATATAAAACGGGTATTCTGGAAAGGCGTATATGCCCTTATTGATGAACATATAGAACGGAGGCAAAGCGAAGATCGTTGCCTCGTACAGGTTCATATTCTAACCAACGTAATTAATACCCTCATAGATAGCGGAGCCGTACATATTAGCGATATAGAAGGTATTGCTATCTGGCGAGATAAGCCTGAGAATATGGGCTTTATGGGTTACCATCTACCAGGCAGGGTTGACAAGAGCGATGAAATATCCTAATATATACAGGTGGCAAATCCACACTTAACAATTGACAAAAAGGACTGATAATGACAAAAGATCGTTTCTATGATAATACTCGCGTTTCCGCATATAAGCGATGCCCCCGATATTTCTACTACCGCCACATTAAGGATTGGGCCAGAGAAGGTACCAGTCCACCCTTAGTATTCGGCTCCAGTTGGCACGAAGCTATGGACGTAGTATGGGAACTACTCTCCCAGAACAAGCATGACCACGAAGATGTAGCTAAGGCCGCATGGCTTAAGTTCAACGACAAGTGGACAGAAGAAGGTATGACTCCTTGGGAGGAAATGGACGGTGAAGAACAACGCCGCCTTGGTGCGCGTACTCCGATGGTTGCTCTTGAGATGCTCTATGAGTATATCGATCAGCGACAAAAGATACTATGCTCAGAGGATTTTGAACTTATTAGCATTGAACAGCCCTTCGCAGTCCCTCTGGACCCAACCGATGAATCTCTTTTCTACGTGGGAAGACTTGACAAAGTCTTTAGATGGAGAGGTAAAGTTCTTGGGGGAGAGCACAAAACCACTAGCTCCTATAAACGGGGAGAGCCACCCTTTAGATCAAGCTTCCTTGACAGCTTTTCTCCAAACTCTCAGGTAGATGGATATATACATGCCCTTCATATGCTCTATGGAGAGGATGCTAAAGGTATCTGGGTGGATGCTGCCTTGGTACATAAGACAGAGCATAGCGGCTTCGCCTGGGTTCCTGTTGAACGGCAGTTTTCTCAACTGGATAGTTGGCTTAATGAAACCCTGACTTGGATCGAGAAACTGGAAAATGATAAAACTCTCTTACAAGAAGGCAGTGGGGATAAATCATATCTCCCATCGTTTCCTAAGAATACAAACAACTGCATGGACTACGCTGGCTGTCCTTACTTGGAGCTATGCAAGATGTGGCCCAACCCCGAGAATAAGGATACGCCGCTCGGGTATAAGGAAGAACATTGGAGTCCCTTCGAGAAGTTGGAATTGGCCAAACTAGGATATGAGGAGGAAGAGGATGCCTAACGCAAAAGATGCCGCAGATGCGGCCTATGAACGTGTAATTGTAGCCGGTCAAACCGGGTCTGGGAAAACCACCCAAATCTTGACCTTGCCGGGGAAGAAGTTCGTCTATATCTTCGACCCAAATGCCCTCGCAAGTCTCAAGGGCCACGACCTGGATTACGAAATATTCATGCCTGAATTCACCGAGATAGACAGTACCCTCAAGGGCTTCAATAAAGGAGCGAAAGATGATAAACCTGTATCTGAGAAGGAACCCACACTATACCTGCGTTGGGTGGAAGATCTTAATCGACGAGACGACGAGGGATTCTTCGACAACTATGACTGGGTTTGCTTCGACTCACTTACCTTTCTTGTCCAAGCGGTTATGGACCGTCAACTTTACATTAACGGACGCTACGGGAAGGTGGAAGATCTGGGCGATTACCGCGTTGTGGGATCGAAAATTTCCGACGTCTTTAGAACNATTACTTCCCTTCCTATGCACGTTTATGCCACAGCTCATATCGACTCCTTCCAAGACGAGAAAACCAAGAAAACCGAGGTTCTTCTCCGACTTCCTGGGAAGGCGAGAGTGATGCTGCCGTTGGTATGTACAAGTATATTTCTATTATCGCTTGGGGATGATAACAAGTACCAAGCACAAACGAGGCCCGACCAGCGAGGTCTTCAGTCTATAAGGTCGTCTGTTAAAGGACTAAAGCAGTTCGAAGACGTAACCATCGCTGATTTCGAAAATCCAGGTGCATCGGGCATCGGGAACTTATTAACCAACTAAAGGAGGGTCTTATGGCTCTTATTGAAATACCTGATCTAGATCAGGACTATGAAGGAAAACCTGTGCCAGAAGGTGAATATTCTCTGCGTTGTGTCTCTTGTGAAAAGAGACAGAGTAAGGCTGATAAACCCATGCTACAGATTATGATTGTAGTGGATGAACAGGTTGAAGGTGTTCCTAACATCAACCCTATTAATCATTTTATCTCTCTTGCGCAAAAGAAAGACGATACCGATACAAAGTCATTTAAAATGCAAATGCTTACTCGGTTCCTCGTCTGCTTTGGTATTCCCTTTGAAGCTGATGGNTTCGCTGAAGAGGATATCGTTGGTGCAACGGCTAACTGCTTCGTTGAGCAGGATGAACCCAATGACAATGGGGATATCTATAACTCCCTTCGTCTTCCTCGAGTTAAATAAAAAGAAGCGCGGTTTATTCTTGTCCTTGATAAATTGCGCTCCTAGGCCCTTCGCTCGGCAATCCCTAGTCGTTTCCCCCCAAGGTTGGGATAGGGGGAGACACTCTTGGACATAAGGAGATTTCTATGGAATTTCTATCTGGAAAGAAAACCTACATTATCGCGGTCCTTATGGTCGCGGTTGGTATCGTTAATGCCCTCACAGGTGATGTCACCGCCTGGCAGGGTGTTATCGACAATGCACTTATCATCTTAGCGGGTACTGGATTTGCTACTGTAAGATCCGGTATTACCACCGAAACAACCGACTAAATGAAGGGGAAATATGGTGCAATATCAGGCTAAATCTTGCTAAATTATGCAATATTAAAGGTCCGATATTGTACCATACCGCCCCGAAAATCCATGCAAAATTATGCAAAATTAAATGTGGACAATAATCTGTGAAACGCGTAACACTAGACATTCCAGACGAGCTTTTTGAGCGCACGAAGGCGATGCCGCACGGAGCTAGGTCTCAAGTCCTACGGGCTTTATTGGAGGTAGTTATTGATGCCGCCGAAGTTCATGGTTCCCTCATCTACGGGGCTGTGTTGGATAAGAATTTCACGCTAACCCCTGGAGGGACTAATGCCCAATCTAAGTGACCTGAGGAAGGACCTGCTTGGCCTATCCCGGGAGGAACTACTCGAACGTATATCTGATATCCGGGAAGATCGGAAGATAAGCAAAAAGGCCGCATCGGTCAAACGGGAGAGAAAGCAGAAGAAGGATAACTCCATCCTGAAGATGTTTGAATCCCTCTCTCCAGAAGAAAAGGCAGCTCTGCTTGCCGACTTGGAGAA